CGTCAGGTGGAAGCATGGCTCAATACAGTTTCGCCCAGGATGCAGCGGATTATCCGGTACAGGGTGTTTGAGGATATGACATGGGCGCAGGTGGCTGTGAAGATGGGGCGGAAGGCTACAGAAGCAAGTGTAAAAATGGAATTTCAAAGATTTATGTCTGCGGCATAAAGTTTGTTACGAATGTTACCAATGTTACGAATCAAAATGTTATAGTGTACCATGAAGCCAAAGGCATACAGCCGACGGCTTACACTTAAATCGACGGTCGCCAGGTGTCACAGCCGGGTGGCCGGTTCGTCTGGCTCTGGTTCCATCCCAGGGCTGGACGCCCCCCTTCTTCGGATCCTTAGCTCAGTCGGTAGAGCAGGTGGCTGTTAACCACCGTGTCCCAGGTTCGATTCCTGGAGGGTCCGTTGCCTGGTTTAGGGATCTCCACCCAGACGTTCCAGGTACAGAGAGACATCCTTGAGAGAGGGTGTCTTTTTATTATATTAAGTTATTTTACAAAACAGAGCGTATGTTCTGTGATGACAAATCAACAAAATAGCGCTCCAAACTTTGGCAAGATTTTCCTTTTCAATGTGTGATATAATGTAGAAAAATGTCGGATTGGAGAGTGCGATATGTTTGATAAAATTTCGCCTTTGGAATTGATGCAGTTTTTAGTTACCCCTCGTGGATCTAAAAAGGATTTTGAAGATGCTGTTGAATACTTAAAAGAGGAATATGAAAACGATGCAGAAATGCCGCCATTGATAAAGGCGATGAAAATTAGTAAAGTTAGAAGGGAATTAAAAGAATTCACAAATATGCATGATATTATTCAGCATGCTATTAGTTTTGGAATGTCTTATGAGAATATGAACCAGGGATTCTTAGATGATGATTGGTGTGCATTCTTTTTAGACAAAGCTAAAAATATTTGCCGCGATGATGCTAAAATATTATGGGGGAAATTATTATCAGAAGAAAGTAAAAATAATGGGTGTATTCCAAAACAATTGGTTCATATATTGAGCATAATGAGTGCTGATGATGCGGCTGATTTTGATAATGTATGTAAATTTGCGGTTAATAGAATATTCGATTACGGCTTAGGAAAGGGAATGTTAATAATTGCGGCAGATGAAAGTACGGAAATTCTCAAAAGTGTAAGAGTGTCGTATCAGAAATTGAATGATTTACAATCGTTAGGATTGTTAAAAGTAAATGCGATAGATGACAGATTGATTCTTAAAAACTGGCATTTGGAACAAGCGTGCATTGGATTTGAATATCATGGTAATATTATTGAAATCGGGAACTTAAGGGAACAGGTTCCGATTGGGTACGTTTCACTTACTGAAGTTGGTCGGATCCTTTCGAATATTGTGGTTAGAAAATCCGTTGATGGTTTTTTAGACTATATAAAAAATTATTATGAGAAAAATGGTTTTACAGTAAATATTAAGATAGTTTAATGTTTGAAGCAGGAGAATATGAAATCTTCTGCTTCGTTTTGGATATGGAGGGGTATGGCATATGAAATGTTTGTGCCAAACAGCTATTGTATTTTTAGCAGTATATATGGCAGTTAATTATGGTATTGGATGGTTGTGGTTACTGGTATTGGTCTTTTTAGGGTAGCTCCGGCTATTTCTTTTCTTTTACCAAAAACAAACTCAATTGAAAAGAGAGGTGGTGGTGCTTGAGTGAAAATTTAGAACTGAGAGATCAAGCTTATGCTGATTACCGGCAGGGCATGAAATACAAGGAAATTGCAGAAAAGTATGGTGTCAGTCTGTCGGCAGTGAAGTCCTGGGCGGCCCGGTACTGGAAGACAAAAAAGGGTTGCAACCAGAGTGATAAAAAGTTGCAATCCAAAAAGAAAAAAGTTGCAACCAGCGGCGCACCGCCTGGCAATAAAAATGCTATTGGTAATAAAGGAGGCGCCGCACCTATCGGAAACAAGAATGCAGTCACCACAGGGGAGTTTGAAACTCTCCTTTTTGATTGCTTGGAACCCGAGGAAAAGCAGCTGGCCGCAGCAGTGCCGAATGACAAGGAGCAGCTTCTCTTCCAGGAGATCCAGCTGCTGACTGTCAGGGAGCGCCGGATGCTGAAACGGATTGAGAATCTGCGGCAGGCGGACTTCATCACCGTCAAAAAGAAAAAGGGAACTGAAAAGGATAAGTGGACGGATCTGGATGAGAAACACGCAACACTGGGCCAGATCCAGAACATAGAGGACGCCCTGACCCGTGTTCAGGCCCGAAAGCAGGCTGCCATTGATTCATTGCATCGGTTCGGCGTGGACGATGCCCGTCTGGAGATCGAACTTATGAAACTGGATATGGCAGCACTGAAACTGGGAGGCCAGGAGACAGAAGTGGAAGAGGATGGATTCCTGGAGGCACTGAATACAGAGGCGGGAGACTTGTGGGGTGATTCCGATGACGATTAAGGAGCGGATCAGCCAGACAAAACAGAAGATTGAAAAGATGAAAAGTCAGCGGAATATCCTGACAAAGGTTCAGATCTTCAAGTTTCAGCCCTTTTCACGCAAGCAGAAGCAGATCCTGACATGGTGGGTGCCGGACAGTCCTGTAAAGGATTATGACGGCATTATAGCAGACGGGGCTATCCGATCCGGTAAGACCGTCTGTATGTCTCTGTCCTTTGTGATGTGGGCCATGAGTACCTTTTCCGGCCAGAACTTTGCCATGTGCGGTAAGACCATTGGCTCCTTCCGGCGCAATGTTCTGTTCTGGTTAAAACTGATGCTTAAAAGCCGAGGATATCAAGTGACAGACCATCGGGCAGACAACATGGTGGAGATCAGCCGGGGACAGGTCACGAACTACTTCTACATCTTCGGCGGCAAGGATGAGAGATCCCAGGATCTGATTCAGGGTATTACTCTGGCGGGCCTGTTCTGCGACGAGGTGGCGCTTATGCCGGAGAGCTTCGTCAGTCAGGCAACTGGCCGCTGTTCTGTGACCGGATCCAAATATTGGTTCAACTGCAACCCGGACGGCCCCTATCACTGGTTTAAGGTAAACTGGATCGACAAGGCCATCGGCTACCTGGGAAAGAAAAAGGTCGCCAAGATCCGCGAGGAGGCAAAAGCTGCGGGGAAGGAGCCGGATCTTAAAAAGCTGCTGTATGTCCATTTCACCATGGACGACAATATGAGTCTGTCAGAGGAGATCAAAGCCCGATATCGCAGCATGTACACCGGCGTATTCTTCAAGCGCTATATCATGGGGCTCTGGGCTATGGCCGAGGGCGTTATCTATGATATGTTTGATCCAGATAAGCACACCGTTGATACGGAGGCTCTGGCTGCTGCATATAAATCGCAAACAGGGCATGATCTCTGGACGGGTGATAAGTATGTCAGCTGTGACTATGGTACCCAGAATCCGACAGCCTTCTTATTCTGGCAGCAGGGAGCAGATAAAAAATGGTACTGCCGCAGGGAGTACTACTATTCAGGCCGGGATAAGGGCAGGCAAAAGACTGATGCAGAGTTTTCTAGGGATTTAAAAGACTGGCTGCATGACGAGAGTATCCGCAGCGTGATCCTGGATCCGGCAGCCGCCAGCTTCAAAGCACAGCTGGAAAAAGACGGCTTTAAGGTTAAAAAAGCAAAGAATGATGTGATAGACGGGATCCGGTTAGTGGCTACGCTGCTGCTTACGGGATCTATTTTTATAGACAAGTCGTGCGAAAATCTGATCAAAGAGTTTGCGTCCTATATCTGGGATGCGAAAGCAGCGGACAAGGGTGAGGACAAACCAGTGAAAGAGCACGATCACGCACTTGATGCTCTCAGGTATTTCTGCATGACAATAATTAAGATGCGTCCGGGAATCCGGATTTTGAAGTGAGGTGGATTGGATGGATATATTATTTGACCCAAATAAAAACCGGATGACTAATATGCAGCTGTGCCGGCTGTACATGGACGAGTTTGTGAGATCTTCAGAGCGGAAGTGGATGCTGGACGGGGAGGCGTATTACCGTGTAGACAATCCGGAGATCATGAACCGGAAGATGTACCGCTACCGGGAAGAGAAGACTACCGGGCAGATAGAAAAGGTACTGGATAGATCCAAGCCTAATAATAAGCGTGCGCATGGTTTTATGCACTTGCTGATTGAGGATAAGACCAATTATCTGCTTTCAAAGCCTTATACACTGACCTGCGAGGAATCAGAAGAGTATCTGTCTATGGTACAGGATACCTTAGGGAAAAACTTTCAGAACAGGCGCCTGATGCGTCTGGGTGTATCTGCCAGCAATGGCGGGATTGCATGGCTGCATCCGTATATCGATGAGCAGGGAAAATTCCAGACCATGATCATTCCGCCAGAACAGGGGATTCCGCTTTGGAGAGATAACGATCATGAAGAGCTGAATGGCTTTATCTGGTTTTACAATGTTCAGGTCATCGAGGGACAGGAGCAGAAGACTGTCACCAAGGTGGAGTATTGGCTCCCAGAGGCCGTTGCTTATTATGTCTCCGATTCTGAGGGTGAGGGATGGGACTTGCGGCTGGATTCAGAACGCTATCTGGATGCGGTGGCAGATGAGAACAGCGAGTTTATGGAGCATTTTCATATCGGCAAAGAGGCCGGGAACTGGGGCAGGATCCCGTTTGTGCCGTTTAAAAACAATGACTACGAGCTGCCGGATCTTAAATTTGTGAAGTCATTGATCGACGGATACGACAAGGCCCGGTCTGATGTGGCCAATTTCCTGGACGAGGTGCGCTCCATTGTGTACGCCTTAAAAGGCTATGGCGGCCATGATCTGGGCGAGTTTATGCGGGATCTGAATTATTTCCGGGCGATCTCTCTGGATGAGGATGGCGGGGCAGAGGCGATCACAGCACCTGTGGATATCGCAGCGGCCAAGGATGACTTTGACACGCTGCGGAAAGATATCTATGACTTTGGTCAGGGCGTAGATAAGAACAGCGATAAACTTGGCAATAGCCCCTCTGGTATCGCCTTGAAGTTTGTGCACTCCGGTTTGGATTTGAAATGCAACCGTATGGAGAATGCGTTTAAGGCAGGCATGGAGCAGCTGTTCGGCTTTGTGGATAAATATTTGGAATTGATCGGGGCAGGAAGCTACCAAGGGTGTGAGATCAACATTGTTTTTAATCGGGATATCGCAATTAACGAGAGCCAGGCTATTACCGACTGCGCCGCATCCAAGGGTATCATTTCAGACGAGACGATTATTAAAAACCATCCGTGGGTTGAGGATGCCGCAGAAGAGCTTGAGCGCTTAAAGGCCCAGCAGGAAGCCGAGAAAGCGGAATTATCCGATATGTTCCCGCCGAACTTGGATGGCAAGGAAGGTGAGGCTTAATGGGATACTGGCAGGAGCGTCAGGAGGCCATGTACAAGGCCGGAGAGATGCAAGTCAACAAATACTTTACCCGTCTGGAAAAAGCCTTTAATCAGACGCGCAGAGAACTCCAGAAGACCATAGATGCGTTTTACTTCCGGTATGCAGAGGAGAACGGGCTATCCTTTGCAGCCGCCCAGAAGAAGCTGGATGCAGAGGAACTGGGAGAGCTGCAGGATTTTATCGACCTGGTTATGAAGAATATTGGAAAATACAATCAGCAGGTCAATAATATGTCCATCAAGGCCCGGATCACCCGCTATCAGGCTCTGGAGGCACAGGTAGACGCGATTCTTCGGCAGCTGTATACCATCGACTATGAGTCAGAGGCGGAAAGGACCATGCAGGAAGTCTATGGGGATACTTATTACCGTACCTGGTACAATGCAGATCAGTATCATGGTTTCCATGCAGAGTTTGCGCAGGTAAATCCAACCGTTGTGGAAAAGCTTCTGGAATATCCGTTTAACGGTGCAGCATTCTCCGACCGGCTCTGGAAACAGAAGGACCATCTTCAGGCCCAGCTTATGGAGGCGGTGACCACGATGCTCATTCAGGGCAGACACCCTTCTTCACTGACGAAAGAGTTTGCTAAGAAGATGAACTCTAAAAAGTTCGATGCATACCGGCTCCTACATACCGAGAGCTCCTTCCTGATGAGTGAGGCCACCCACGCCGGATACAAAGAGGATGGTGTGCCAAAATATGAGATCCTTGCCACACTGGACAGCAAGACCTGCAATGTCTGTGGAGATCTGGACAATAAGGTGTATGAGGTTGGGAAAGAGGTCACTGGTGTCAATATGCCGCCCTTCCACCCATTGTGCCGCTGTACGACTGTCCCGCACTATGATGATACTCCGACCGAAGGATTGACCAGAGTGGCCAGGGATTCTGAGACAGGAAAGAACTATGAGGTTCCAGCAGATATGAGCTGGAAGGAGTGGAAAAAGGAGTATGTTGATAAGCAGGAAGAGAATCAGAAGCGGAAACAGCAGGCATACAGACCAGTTTCAAGAGGTGAAAGCACATTTGTGGAGATAAAACCAAACCAGAAAATCAGCATTCAAAAGGTTGATGGTTATTCGGATAAAGTTTATATATCGGACAATGCAAGCATCAAACCACGTGCACTGCACACGATAAATCTGCATACGCAAAGGGCCTTAGAACAGTGGGGAATTCCTTTAGAGCGAAAACCGAAAATAGTCATCGTTTCTCCGGATGAGCTGCCAACAGCTTATGGAAAATATGATGCAATAACTAACACTGTGTATTATATTCCACAGATTGTCGATAAAAAAGTTGTGGAAAAATTGGGAGATGTAGAGTATCACGAAATGTGGCACATGAGGCAGGCAGAAAACTTCCGAAAGAAACATGGCGAGATCATTCGAGAAAATTATGGGAAATACATAGAATATTCTTGCCAAAAGGCGAAGAATGTAATTGACCAAGCTGGAATTGATCGGTATAATGTTGGTGAGATTAGTGATTATGCTAAACAAATGTATAACCGACAGCGATATGATGAAGTTGAGGCTGAGTATATGGTAGCAAACAGAAAGAAGGTGTGATCAGTGGCGTTTCGTCGGTATCCTGAAGAGATTGAAAAGTTATTTAAGATATGTGAACCCTATGAAGACAGGGTTGAAAATGGAGAGCTTAAAGATGCACCCCCAGAAGTAATAGAGGCATTTGAGAAAACAAAAAAATGGGCTTGGGAACAGGAACAGTAGATACCACCAGTCAGTAATGGCCGGTGGTATTTTTATACGCAAAATTAAGGATATAAGACAATGAAAAGTAAAAATTATGACGAATTCGTAGAGAAATTCAAGCCTAAAAAGACAACAGATGACTGTTACACTCCTCCAGAAATATATGAGGCGATCAAAGAGTGGGTATACTTAAGGTACGGGATTAACCCAGAGGATACAGTACGTCCCTTCTGGCCGGGAGCAGATTATAAGTCTTTTGATTATTCAGAGGACAGTATAGTTCTGGATAATCCGCCGTTTTCCATCCTGTCTCAGATTTGCGAGTATTATCTGGAGCATGGTATAAGGTTCTTTTTATTTGCGCCTTCCCTTACGATTTTATCTAGCCGAAAGACATGGGATAAAATGAATCATTTAATATGTGATTGCAGTATTATCTATGAGAATGGTGCAAATGTAAAAACATCATTTGTAACAAATCTGGATAAAGATGTGATTGCTCAGACCTGTCCGGAACTAACACGGATAGTTAACAATGTATCGGAAAGGCTGAGAAAGAAAAAAGTTCGGGAGTTGCCTAAATATGAATATCCAGATCACATTGTAACTGCCGCAATGATGCAGAAGCTTGCAAGATGGGAAGTTGATTTCGAGGTGAAACGCAAGGACTGTGAACATATTAGCCAGTTAGATGCACAGATTCCAGAGCGGAAAGCAATTTTTGGTGCAGGACTGCTTTTGTCCGAGAAAGCAGCGGCAGAGAAGGCAGCGGCAGAGAAGGCAGCGGCAGAGAAGGCAGCGGCAGAGAAGGCAGCGGCAGAGAAAGCCAACACGGTTATATACCAATTATCCCAGAGGGAACTTGATATTGTCGCGAGGCTTGGCAGTTAGGTGTTGCGACGTCGCAACAGGAAGGGGAGGTGGTATTTTGGCAACATCCGTACAGATTACAATGATTATTT